AATAAGTACTTACCTGGGATTAACTTCATTGTAGCTTGACCAGCGGCAACATTTTCAAAAGTATTGCCACCTGCAACATCACTCCAATAAGAGGGCGCGGATTGTAAATAGTTTTGGCTGTGTGGCTCATCTCCATTATTTTGTGTATGTTGCACTACTATCGGAAGATTTGCATTACCAGCCCAATTTTTGCGGAATAATTGCAAAGTGCATTTTGGTTGAGCGATAGGGACTTTAGATATTGCAAGTGCAACCTCTTCTGATAAAATTTGTCTTTTTGCAGTGTCGTAGTCACGGATGGCTTCTATTGCATTATACAACTCAGCTTTTCCAGTCGCTGGATTTGCCAAAGATAATGGAGGATTTGCAGCAGCAACACCAGAACGTTCATTGTAAGTTAACTCTGCAGTACGCAAGAAAGGTCGAATATCTATTATTTCGTCTTCAGTTATAATAGCACTATCTTTCTTTACAAGAACATAACATAGAGGAAGCACAGACTGCCCAACCAAAGAAAGCTCATTATCAACTATTCCTTGTGAAATTAAAGGAGCTAAATTTAGTAAATCGTCAGGCGATGGAAAACTGTGCCCAATCGTCCCTGTACCAGGAAAAGGGTTTGGGATGTTAGAAGCTACTTGATCAGACAAGGGGGATTGAATACTTAGATCAGCGCCCTCAACTTGTTGAGAAGTATCATAATATCTTGCATCATCTGATGCCTGGGTGTCCCAAGCAGCAGTATCCATAATAGAAGGAGTGTCTGTGATATTCAATGCAGGAGGATCCCCTTTTGGCGTTAAAATAGACCCCGCACCTTTAACTAAACCTAACCTTGGTGATGTAATAGTCTCTAAACCTGTCCCTCCAGCCTTTGCTATAATAGTAGAAGTGGTATCTATGGGGTGAGTATAGAGAAATAGCATATCTATTCTAATTTGAGGATCGTAAGTAGTATTATTGTCCGCAAAATCATCGACAGAGAACGGTGGGATTTCAATAGATAATTGAGTAGGCACATTAACCACAGATGTTCTAAAAACACCACCCCAACGTCTACAGAAATCAGTGGCTAATTGTTGTAAGTCAGGGGATAGTCTCCCTCCATCTAAATTTGTTACCGTAGTAAACTGTTTCCATACTGCTGTTTTAATTTTTGGTAACTCAGAAACAGCTAGGAATTCGTCTACATCACGTAGATAGGTTCCAGTAGAAAAGAAGTTAATTTCTAATGTTCCCCCTGTAACGGTAGTTGTTGTAATAACAGGCTTTTTTAGTGTTGATCCATGCACCTGATACTGATCGTACAGACCGTTGCTATATATAATGTTTTCAACAGTATCTCCAATCAAGGATTTGAACACCGAATCATCAATAGATAAATCAGGCAACTTGTAGATAGGGGAGGCTGCGATGTCTACTGAGGCAGTTCCTGCTAAATTCTCAATAGCGTTAGCTCCACTAGAGAGTGCATCATTAATCCTGGCCGTAAACTTCCCAGGCCTAACATTTACAATTCGATTTGCATTAGTAGTGAAGGGCTGTAAATCTATAATTTTTCTCGTACTTATCCCAGTAACATCGAGATTTTTCCCTGTAATTTGATCTCTAAGCCATAAGCAATTTTCTTGTATTTGCTTTAGAGGTATATTATCAACTTCATAGTAATAAGGGTCATTTGCTTTATAGTATCGTGGTGGGTCTGTAAAACTAAAGTCCGAATCAATATATTGATAATCAGAACTAAACTCAGCGTTAGCTAAGTTAAGAATATTATTTGATGCTCCTGGCTGTCCATTATTTTCTTCCATTTATATATTCCTCCTAATATCAAAGATATTAATTGATTTTAATCCTACGCCTAAGGCGCTTACCCCTAAGCCATTACTGCCTATCCCTCCTGCTCCTGTTGTGGATCGGTAAATACTTACTTTAGGATTTGCTCTTCCTGATAAGGGGCGATAAGCTGCATTCTTTGCATTTGCAAAAGTGTTGGCTGCTGATTCATCTAAGAAGACATTAGTGCCTCTATCTGACTCTGCCATATCAGAGGGGTAGTAATACCCTGAAGAATCTGCTACAATATGAGGGGTAAACCCATTATAGCCCTTAGTTTTAATAAGGATATTGTGGGATGCACTAGCATTTAAAGCTTCTAAGAAGACCCCAGCCCCAGAGGATAGACTATACCCTTGAGCAATATGCTGCAATGGGCGGGTATCTTCGGTCGCAAACTTTGAATGATCCCCTCGATGACCAAGAGTTGCAGAAGGATATCCAATAAAACGAAGTGCAGGGTTAGTCCCAAAGTAAACCCTAAAAGGCCCTTTGTTTTGAGAATCAAGTTGACCTAACCTATTATTATTACCCGTTATTGCGAGATTAAGTGCCGATACCTCAGCGTCGATTATCGTGGAGTCTCCAGAAGAAGCCAAGTCTACCCCAAGACCGAATAGATCACAAACACTCAATCGACCCGTGTTCGGTGTTCCAGAAGCGGCTCCATAAGCAACATGAATTGAATCAACCCCTATGCTCCCTGTTCCGAATTCATTTGAAACACCACTTAAAAATGCCGCTCTTGGCCCATGGTAGCTTGTCTTGTTTGGGTCTTCTCCACTAACAGCTAAGTGAGATGCATAAAGCTTAGAAGTATCTCCGATATTCCAAATCTTTAACTGATTGCATCCCGCTACTGTCGCGCTAGGATCAAAGAAAGTTGCTTCTGCTTGAACATACCCTGTAGGAAAATGAATATTATTTGCATTGACAACACTGTTTCCGAAAGCTTGCACACATAATCCGCCGTTTGTTATAGAATTTCTCATTGTAGCAGAGGCATTTGCTGCAAAGGGGTTAGTAATTAAATAATTATAATCAACTCTAACTACTCCTGTAGTCGTAAAATTGGCAGTGGTCATTTTGTCGTTCGCCAATGATGCGTCTGCCAAACCTAAATTAGAGTGGGTGGTAGTGGTATCTGGATTGTTTGCATTAGGGTAAAACTGCATGGACCCTGCGCTAACAAATCTAGCAACATCCGCATCTGAATAATCATTATCAAGCCCCGAAGCGTAAAGACCTCTGGCACTCCCTAAGTCTTGCATAATAATTTTAGAGTTATCCGTAGCTGCTAGGCATGTTTTTGTCGAATGTAATTCAACGGAAGTATGATTACCAATCGTAGCTAAACTAAAGCTACTCAAGGCTAAAGTTCCATCATCTTCTTGATGTGGAACAAATTCTAACGTTGAATTTGCGTCAGCCAAAGCATCAACCCCAAACTGAACAATAGCGGTAGGACCTCTAAAGCTTACTTTTGATCCATTTAATGCAGCCACTCCCGCAACCTGCTCACCGCCTAAATAAGTAGCAGGACCTTGAATAATCGTAGCTCCATTAACTGTCCCTAATGCTTTAACATAGGAGTTATCAGAGGCTTTTATCGCCGCTCCCGCAATCCCAGGAGCCGTCTTATCTAAGGAGCTAACAACTATTCGTGAGTGAATAAGATTTGCTTTTGATTGCTCTAGGTTAATGCAAGGTAAAGAGCCATCGTCTCCTACCCCATGAGATCCAGCAAATCTTAGTCCGCCAAATCTTGTTGGGATATCTACAGTAGCGGAAGCATTGCTAAAGTATGATAGATTACTTCCTTGTTTTAAATTAATGTGCGATCCGTTCCTATGAAATAACGTTTGAGTCATTCTATACCCATTAAGATCAGACACATAGTCGCGTCTAGCTAAACTATTATTGTAAAGAATAGTAGAGTTTTCTGCGACAATTCCTTCACCTGTATGGTTTTCTACAGTCAGCCTATCTGTTGATACGTGAGAGTCTTGTAAAAGGGCACCTGTGTCGTTATTATAAATATCTAAATTACCGCTAACTATAATATTAGAATTTAAAGCTTTAATACCTACTTCATTGTAAGAAAATCCTATGGAAGAATCATTTTCAGAGTTGGTAGGCTTGCTTTGCCCACCTGTTAAAGTACTATTCTCTAGGAGTGCCCCAATAGTATGATTCTGTGTATTAAATAAGTAATCACTACCTGAGGCGTAGAAAGGATCACCATATAAATTTACTTTACTATTAATAGCATGAAGCCCAACCGTAGTGTCCGTTGATCTAGTGGTCCCTGGATTCTCTACTAAATAATTTCTATCTGCAAAAAAGCCACGACTTAAGGTAACTTCGGAATTAACAAATTTAGCTCCCGTTGTTGTATTTCGCATTGTCGCACAATTCTCTATCACAGGACTAGAGTTAAACACTTTTATACCAACACTATTTTTATATGGACTACTTAAATATGCTGTACCTGCGCCACTTACTCCATCAATACAAAATCCTCTAATATATAATGGACCAGCGCAGTTATCAATAGTTAAAGAAGATAACGCATTGCAATAAGTTAACCCTCCAACTTGGCGACCGTCAGGAACAGAAGTTGTCGTATTTCTTTGAAGCAATGCTCCAGTATCTCCCGCTACGGCTGATATATCAAGAGAGGAAGGTGTTAGGTCTATAATATTCCCTGCTTCGCCCATCTCATAATTTGCGAAGTTAAATAGATTGTCTCCAGTATCAATAAAAGAAGTTGCTATTGAATTGTCAACATCCATAAAGTTTAAGGAGACTCTAGCGTTTCTTTCTTTAGTAGTCGTAAAATTTGCTTCTTGTACAAAAGTTCTATTAAACCTAGAGGTAAATAAATTGGCAACATTAGTCGCTACGGAAAGAGCAGAGGTTGCAGAAATCGTGCTGCTAAGATCAGGAGATAAAATAGTATTAAGGTAGGACCTTTTTTGTAAGTCTGTTGAAGTACACTTACCTAAAGAAGATGTTGCTCCATTACCAAATCCTGTATAAATTTTTGCAAACCCACGGTTAACAATCTCTAAAACACCATTCTCTACTATTTTTATGTTTTTTAATTCTAACCCACCCAAGTATCCAGAGGCTGCAACTTCAATTAAAGTAGGGGTTCTAATTATATTAGGTAGAGAGTCGATTGCTGTCTGAAGATCGGTGAATACATTTCTATTCGTGCTATCTAAACTGCCTGAAACTACTAGAGGCATCCCGTTTAAAGAGGATGTAAAGTAGCCAGTAGACTTTTCCCAAAGCCCCAAGGTTCTTTCTTCCAAATCGAATAAAGGTTGATTATCTTGCTCATAATTATAAAAAGACTGACTATCAAACTTTGTTACAAAAGGATTAAAGTAGTTATATATTTGGGTTCCTGCGCTTGTGGAATACAGATCTGTTGGATTAAAAGGCATAGTTTAAAAATGGAGAGTCCACTTAAATAGTAATGAAAAGGTGCTGGTCTTTCTTATCCCGCTAAAGGGTCTATATGCAACCAGTATGGGACTAGGAGTATTTAGTCCTCTCGGGTTTCTCATGAACAATCCTACTTCATCTAATTCAGTTTCTTGGTTGGCTGTATACCTATCTAAAAGTAAATTAAAGCGCACCGAAGTAGGGGTTACTTTTTGTATATTTGAAAAAGGCAATCTAACCATACTTTCAGTGGAAGCCTTAACGGTGCCGTTTTGAATCGGTTTAAGGGCTTCAATAAGAGTCTCGCTCCCTGTGGAAATGTACTGAGCCTCTGTTAAAGGAGTATTTATTTTATGAGAAGAAACACCATAGTCCGTAATATCTCCTCCCGTGCCCACCTGAAAATTTAATACTTGAAAATCAGATACTGTGTCAGCACCTGATCCAGAGAATAAATGAGACAACCCTACTCCCATTCCTGAAGTAATAACATTATTTTCTGAAAAATGAACTTCTTCTGATCCATCTTCGTATACTTTAATAACTTCTAAAAATCCTCTTGGTTTAAACTTGTCCATTTATTGTATCGCCTCATTGTTCTCGTCCTCTGGGTCCCACATATCCTGACCACCCAAAAGGTTCATAGTTTGGGTAGGAGTGTATCTATACTGTAAGAAACTCCCTAACGCTAATCTAATAGCCTCATAGATACGGCCTACATTATAATAATGTACTGTATTATTTAGTTGTCCCGACTTATTTATGCCACCATTTCCAGTAGAGTTAACAATTGCAGATACAAATAACGCACTCGCACAGTATCCGTTTTTTATTCCTTTAGTCTCCTCATCAATAAAATCCTTTAGTTCATAAGGGTCAACTGCATCAAAATCTAACTTTTGTAAATGGTATAATTCCTCATATAGTCTTCCCAACCCTAATGTGTGAGGGAAATTCGGAGTAGCCGTAGATTCTTGGGTGTCATGCGGAAAATCTGCGCCAAAATTAACACGACCAGACCCAGGCCTTATTATTTTCCATAACCCAGCACTAGCATCAGGAATTTCATCATATACAGCCGTTACATCGCCTGCATCAATTACCCCTTCTGTTATTAAGTCCTCAATTACTGCGCCAAGCTTGGGTGGATTAAAGCCAATAAACTGAGAGGGAGAAAATCTGACACTCAACCCTCTTCGTACTCTTCTAGGGAAAAAAGGATTAGGATCTTCAACACCCTCAACCGAATTAATAGCAATAGGGTTTGGGCATCCTGCATAACCAGTATATGTTCCAGAATCAGATACAGTTCCTATGCTATTTCCATTCGGAAAAAATACCTCAGAAAAGGAAAACTGTCTTCCATGACTAGACGAGTTTGTTACTCCAAGTAAAACATCTTTGAAAGATACTGAATCAGTTGGAACAGCAGGAAAGCTATTAAAATCTCCACCTGCGAAGTCTACTACAGTAGCTAACATGTCTGTTAAATCTACTAAAGCACTTGTTTGAACTCCTGCACTGATGCCAGGACCACTAACAATCATAGGAACTAAAACCCCTCGATCATACAACGAAGCCTTAAACTGATTAGCGGAATCATTCTCACCACCTCTCCTAACGGCTGATGGAGTTAATGATGAACAGTAAGCGCCTAAGTTAAGCATTTTATCATATGTTGATCCAAAACCCCCAGACCCGTTATAATCACCACCAAGGCTTGTTCCTGCCCCCAACCCCAAGGATGATGCGAAAACGGCTCTCTTTCTTTGGTCAGTAAGAACTCCTCCGTTATCAGAAGTAAAGATAAATACAGTATTATCCCTCCTACTCTGATCTAAATTTGCTAAAAATCCCGATAACGTTTTATCAAAATTCTCAATCATTGCATTTGTAGCAATCCAAGTCGCAGAAGTGCTTGTATTTGCATCTGTTCCTCGTTGGAGAACAGAATACCTATCATTTTGATTATAATATGAATTATATACATTTGATGAAGGGGGGTAGGTATACGGAGTATGAGGCATATTCGGACTTATGTACATAAAGAAGGGCTCTGTTGCGGTATTAAAGTGGCTGCTTGCCGCCGATAGGATAAAGTTAGTAGCAAAAGAACTAGCATCCCCTTGCTCATAGGGAACACTAGGCCCAACCTCTTTATATGTCCTATACCCTGTATCTGATACTGTTAGAATATCCCCGTTATAGTTCGCAAAAAAGTTAACAAAACCCATCTGCTTCCCATCAGTGGAGTCAGTAGTGCTTCCGCCTTTGTTAGGCCACTGGGATGCGTTTTCCCAGACGTTAGTAACTGCATTGTATCCTGGGATAGGAGGCACATTTAAATTACTGAACGTTGCAACATAGTGATCCCACTTCCCTTTTATACCAATGTGTGACCATCCTCTGCCCTTAATATTTTGTTGTTGGGTATCATCAATACCCTCCTCGCAATAAACTTGTTGATCAGACCACGCTGCTAAATGCCATTTCCCAAACAAAGATGAATTATATCCTACGTCATCTTTCTTCATGTAATCTGCAAATACCGCATTTTGAGGGATAAAATTAGGGTTACCATTCCCGTCTGTAATACCATTTTGGAGAGATTGTTTATACCCTTGTTGATTAATAATCCTGTATGGATCATTAAGACCTCTTAAACCTCCTCGGCTTCTCCTCAACCAATTTGCATCAGGAACAATCCCCAATCCAGGCCCCCAAAAACCAGTGTTTGGGATGAAGCCACCCGTTTCGAGAGGCTGAAAATTCTGACAGCTAAAGTTATACTTTCCTGTCAGGAAAGTACCCCTAGTTGGAGTACACGCAGGTTGAGATCGCGTATTAAAAAAGGTCATCCCTGCGTCTGCCAAAGCACTCAAAGTTGGCGTATGTGGATAAATGCCACTCCCATTCGTTGGATCGTCTAGCTGACTAAATGGTACTGCGTTCGCATGAGTTCCATTCTCCCCTAATTTATAGGGATTTAAAGAATCATACATCCCTAATTGATCGACTCCAACATCGTCAATCATAATAAATACGACATTAGGTCTCCCTGGCGCGGCAGGTCGAACCTCAGCAACAGCAGAATCATCAACAAATTTTAATTGCCAATCAACAACTAAAGAGTAATCTGAATTTTTTTCGATCCCCGACCCTGCTACCCCCTCTAAATTTTTGTATGCCAACAAAACAGACTTGTGGTCTTGAGGTCTTTGTTTGGAAGAGAAAGCAGCCTCAGTAGTATTTCTAGTAAATAATCCAAACTCAGTTATCTCACCATTAAGATCATTAGCCATCTCTTCGGTTAAAACAAGCTTATAGCTCACTACACCATTAATATTATTAACAGAATCACTATTCTCTAACTTAACAAAAACAGCCTCTTGCGTTCCCTGCTGAATAGCTCCATTAAACACGGTAGGGTGAAGGGTCACCAGATTGTGAATATTAACATCAAGAGAGGCATCTACGCCATACTCTTCCGAAGTTGTTAGAGGAGAGGCTAAACTGCTTATATACTTAGATGCTGAATCAGACTGATTTTCTGGTTGATGTTTACCTACGCCAATTTGAAAATATCCAGCGATTTTATCTTTAATATCAGTGCTTCCTGTTTCCGTAAATAAATCAACAAGTGAAACACCTAACCCTGTAGTTAATACATTATTGTCTCTACAAACAAGCTCTTTGCGACCATCGGAATAAACTTTTGTAATTTCTACTGAACCTTTCATATAAAATTAAGCCTCCAAACTAATGTCAAATCTGAATATTTCAACCACCCCGCATTGGAACCATCGTCATTAACTGCTGCCATATTTTTTGTTAAGCTTTTTTCGGCAAATAGCTTATATACTAGTTTATTATAGCCAGCATTAAAGGTCAAAGGGAACGAAGGCGCAATTTTTGAATTACCTAAATCGTCAGTATCAGCCAAAGTTTTGGGTAAATCAATTGTCCATAGCCCAAGTTTAAACAAACCACCAAACATGTTTGCTAGTCCTAGATCCGCAGAGGCAATCGTTGTTATACAAGAAACTTCTCCTGTGGAGGAAAAATTAACATCAGCAGAAACAATAAGACCAGATCCAGGATCGGTAATATCGTAAGGCCAAGCTTGCTCTCCCCCTTTTGTTGCGGATGGAAAGTACGCCTTTATAAATCCATTCTGATCCATTGATCTTACAGACGAAGAGTTAAAATAAGTGCGGTCTGTAGTATCAGGAAAAGTTCCACTTGTTAAAACATTACTGGTCGAATTTTGTAAATACTTTATGTCTGATAAAATTGCAAAAGAAGTCCCGCTGGTATGAGGATAACAACCTAGAAAAGTATCCCCCGCAACACCACCAGTCTTAAATGATCTCTCAATCCCCGACACGGGCTGGTATCTAGAAGCGCCAAAACTTTCTTCTAATTGAGTACCCCAAATATGTAATTCGCCCCCCGTGGTAGGTTTATTTCCAGGTGCAGTAAAAGTAAGGCGAGCCTCTACTTGGTCTCCCATTTTAGTGCCAACAAAAGCAGTGTCGCCTAATCCTTGAAGCCTAACTTGCAGTCTGTACCAACCAGGAGTACCCGTTTTATCCACCACTGGAGATACCTTTGCCAAAGCACCATTAGCTAAGGAGGACACTACAGGGGAAATATAGGAAGATACTGACTCATCATAAGTGATAAATTTTGCAGAGTGCCCAACATTTGGGGCTGTTGTATCTCTAATATTTAATGTTATTGACGATGTAGCATTTTTTTGTGGAAGTTGAACATAAACGCTATAAGTATGATCTACATTGTGATGAAAACAAGTTTTTGATAAAGGAACATTTTGTGTGAGTCTACCTACAGCGTTATGTGTTGAACTTAAAAGTAGTGCCTGTGTTCCATACTCAGGACCAGTGTTGAGTCCTGATAAAGAAGATGCGCCTATATTAACAACAGTCCAGTATACCCCCGCAGAATCTTGTGTTATGGGCTCTGTATAAGATAAAAGATTAGGATTTGTATTAGAGACAATCCTGTTTAAATTATGCCCATAAGAGGGAGCCCTTCCCTGGAGAACATCCCCTCCAGCATAATAGTACTGACCCTTAACTTGATCAATAGCCGTATCTGTGAATTTTTCTAATTGCCTATCATTTGGGTTAGGCCAGACTCCTGGATCTCTCTTTGGATCATAGGAACTAGTGGAAAATGCTATGTTTTCATTATTTTCAGAAACGGCCCGAATAATACCATCGCTGCTTACCGAGTTTACATAAGTAGTATACATGTCGTTTATAGCAAAATAAGACTTCTCAGAGAATGGAAAATAATGTCCATTAGCTCTATAAGCTTCTGAGCTTTTTCCTAAAGATAATGCTTGTATAGTAAAATTAGAGCTATCTGTGCTTCCTGCTGCCCCTGCTACAATCCCAGAGGGTGTAGTAAGCAATGAGCATATGGTTTCTGCGCCTCCATTAACAATTAAATTAGACTGATGAAACACCCGCTCTTGTGTTTTACTATTAAAATCTTTATATATTTCTACTGTGCCTAACATCTAATTTATTATATCTATGTTTGTGTAATTAGAATAGGTTCCATCTTTGGTTCCAATATTCGTATTATCTGGATTTGATCGGTAAGAGACTCTACTTCCCCCACTTAAATCATGCACTCCTGAAGAGTCTGCTGCAACCCTAGTATTAAAGCCTCCCTTAGATATGCTTCTGGGATTTCCTGTAGTTTTTCCTAGTTTATTAAAAAACCTAAATAATCTCACTAATTCTATAGGCTGTATAGGTATACTTCCAGTAACAACTTTATATAGTGCAGTTCCTTCTGAATCTCCTGATACCGATAACTCTCTAAGTTCTTCTCCTTCAGTAGGGAAAGTAGCGTCTCTTAATAATTTTCTAGTTAATGAGTAAGTAATGTTACCACTATATTTTGCTCCACTATTATCATACAAGGAAACACCTTTGTACAGCCTTGAAGGGAATCCTCCTACAGCACCTACATTTTTCTCTTGAAGAGTTAAGGGAACAAGGGAAGAGGTTTGTGCATTATATATTTTCAAAGCACCAGAATCATTTTGTAAAATTCTCTTATCTGCAAAAATTTGTAGCTCATCCTGACCTTCCTCGGTGGTAGTCACGTTAGAAGCCATATCATAGGTTATAGCATCTACGTTTACCCCATACACTCCCGCATCAAAAATACTATTATTTGATTGGTTCCAAATCCCATATTTTTGTTGGTAATTATTCAGAAAATCTTGAAGGAGTTCTAGTGCATTTACTGCTGGTGAAACACACCTCTTACCTATTTGTCTCAGGCTCACAGTTTTTCGAGTAGGAGTTCCTACTTGTTCTCCATCTCTAGGGCCTTCCACTAATGACGAGCCCCATACCCAAAGCTTGGCAGGTATTGTAGTATACCTTGTTGCGTCTGCTTCAGTTTGAAAATTGGGAGTCTCACCACCCATAATTAGACCGTCAAATTTATCATTGTACGCTTGTATTGTACATCTAAGTCCTAAATTAATCTCGCCTGATAAGTCTTCTTCAAAAGCATCATAAGGAAGGGTAACACGAATTTGATACCAATTAACCAAAACATCAGGATCTTCATCTAGCATAACCTGATGCTGTGTTATAAATGTTGCTTGATTGTTTGTCAATCCAGCAGCAGTTCCTCCTTTTAGCTTTTCGACAGTAGGTGTCTCACCGCTATTAAACGCTGGTAGTTTTATCCTTACTCTAGAATAGCTGGTTTTAGAACCTATTGGAGCAATAGTTACGATTGCCGAAGTTGCATAAGTATTAGCTTTCCTAGTGTCTTCAGTCCCACTTCCACGAACGTAGACAGTAAATGAGTACTCTGTACCATGGGTTAACTGGCTTCTTAGTGTATCTCTATAAATTGACATTGGTGGAAAAGTAATACCGTGACCACCCTCTTCGCTAGTATCCCAGAAAGATTCTAGTACCGTTTTATTATACTTCCTGGATACATCATTATCAAACGGATTAAAGGGACTATTAGCGCCCTGGTTAGCTTGAGGAGTTCTCTTTACCTGGATGGGCATCAATGAATGTGCAGCTAAAGAAGAGGTTACTTGCCCCAAAGGATCTAAAATAGTTGGCAAATGATAATCATGAGGTTCACTAGTTCTGTATTCCCAAGAAGCGGGTTCAGATAAGAAATTATACGCTAACTCGGGAGTATGAGCAACAGATTCAGACAGAGGAGTAACTCTATTGGAAGTAAAATCTATCATTAAGGGAGAGCCACATGATACATGACTATTTACATAGGTCCCAAAAGTATTAGTTCCTAGATTTCTTTCTATAGTTGAATAATCAAACTTGTCTACATCTTTTCTAAATCCTAAGGGGTTCCTTTCTCCTGTCCCATTATTAATAAACCCATTTGATTGCTCTTGGCCTTCAACCCATTGCTCGTCACTAGCATGTCCTGCTCGGGCTAGGCCAATTAATGGTGAATGAACAGCTTTCGTTGAATCTTTATGAGACCCAGGCCAAACATGTATACCTACTCCAGGCTGGATATGTGGATACAAGGTCGATTCGTTGGCAAAACTTTGCCTCATCCCTATATTTATAAATGGGGACCACTCATTAACCGAAAGAAAGCCTTTCCGCGCAACAAAATAATCGGCGGCTATTCTTGTAATTTCATCTTGCTGTGGTGTGCCTGTAGTTGTATCGCCACAAATACCCACAGCTTGCGCGGTCCAGGTTGAATTACAAGGAGAACAAAAAGGAATCTTTCCCCAAGGTTTATCGCCAATAAAACCAGTCTGTAAATGAGAAAATTGAATAGGCGCTGCGCCTGCTGTCCATAAAAAACCGTTCACTGAGGATTGATAGTTCGTTAAGGAGAAATCGTCAAGATAATAGCGCCCAAAGGGTTGTCCTACAACTGACCACAATCTGCTATTGAGTTGGCTGGGATTCCAGCCACCATGATACCCAACAACCCACCCACCCCAAGAACCCACAATACTCTCTTGTTGGTTAACCCATAAGTCCTGAGTATTTTGGGTACTCGTAGTATCCTCAGTAGCCCCTTGTGAGAATAATGAAGTAAATGCGATGTCCTTTAAAGAGTCCCCATTGGATAATAATAAATTATACGTATTATCCCCAGGGATCGATGTGTCTTGTTTTGTTATGTCTGGTATTGAAGAATCATAAGGAATAGCCGCATAGCTGTTTAAAGACTTATCTACTACGCTTAATTTATCTAATATAATAAACTCTTCTTGCTGATTTATCTTAGGTAGTTGGAAAGCTTCTACAACATAACCCTGAGATTTTGTTAAGTCTGAAATATCAGCCCTGTGTAATTGAACATTCCTACCGTTATAAACTTCAGAGTTATTAGCTTTATAATACGTCCCATAGGAAAAAGGAACCTCTGTTAATTGATTTTTAGTGTGGAAATCTACTGTAGCTGTGCTTATATCTTTTGTGCTTATGTACCTAATAACACTATTATTACCCAGGTCAACAGATTCTCCACACTGTGCATCAAGAGTAGCTACAGTTGATGAAGTGTCTGTGAACTTATGGGTATACTGATCTAAAATTGTTTGGATTCCAGTAGAGCTACTAGCAAGATCAGATACATAAGCCATCTCCCACTCTTGTTTTGGAGTCCAGAAAAATACTACCGCTTTTCCATCCTCTGTTGTTTCTGTTTTTGTTCTGATTAATACCCCTAGGGATCCTCCACCAAGCTCCGCGCTACCCAGTTTTCCAGACGAGTAATCTATTTTTAATTGGAAGTCGTGTTCTGGAATCAAAATATTATTTTCTTGCTCTGTTGTCCCACTAAGATTAAATCTAACTCGGGGTAGCCCATAGCCTCCTGTCTGTAAATAAATCATTCTATTATTTATAAAATAATTATCAAAAGAAGCAAGCTTTGTTTCCTCTGTAGATTCTAAATCATAAATAGCAAACTTATTTCTACTGGTAATAGCATCAGCGTTTCTAGTATCTATAAAGGAGAGACCGCTTAAAAAGTTATTAGCAATATATTCAGACCCACCGTAGTAAGGAGACCCCGAAAGTGTTTCTTCGATTACTCCTGCTCCTGTGAAATTAGTACCCGAAGAAGTAAGATCAAATATGTAAGGATTGGATAGACTGCCATTAATAATGTTTTCTCCTGTCCCATTAGGAATAGCTACATTGTTTTTAACGGTATCTCCATCTAAGTTAAAACTAGCATTAAAATACAGAGGGCCATATGTGTGTGATAAGATATTAGAACCCCCATCAACAACGGAATCCAGCAGAGATTGGGGAAGCGCACTTCCTGCCAAGGAAGTTAGGAAGAATTTATTATAAGTATTATAAATTTCTTGGACTCCTCGATTTTCCCCCGTAGAAACGCGGCGCTTATCCAGGGCAGGTGAAATATATTTATCATATCCTACATCGTTCATTCTATTTGCAAAAGAATCAACAACGTTCATCCACGTAGAGGAAGTAATTAATTGGTTTTTATTTAAATTCAGTATTTCTTCAGCGATGGCCTTCTTCTTTTTTTCGTGAAAGTTAAAGAATGTGTATATCTCATCAGAAAGTAATCCTCTCCTAACAAATTGATCACAAGAAGAGAAAGTAGGGCTCCCGTAACTTCTAGTGAGGTAAGCGTCTTTTACATCTAAACCAAAATAACTTCTGTTAGAGTCTGTCGTTGCACAATCACTTTCGTATACTCCTGATAAATTTTCAGGGCTTGCATTTGCGAAACTCATTGAAGAAGGTATTATCCCTAAAGGCAGGAAGTCTAAAATAGAACTAGTATTATTGTAAAAAGAAGGCATGTTATAACCATCTCGACCAAACCAATGTTTCTCGTCTAATGTATTATAAAAATTTCGCCTTCTCACAGACCTACGGGGGACCGCACTGGTGGCTGGGACAGTCTGGCTTGTATTCACTACAGAGTTGGTAATATTATTTGAAAACAGTGCCTGAGATCTAGTAAAAACAGGAACATTATTATGTGGAAAGTTGCTTCTTGAATCATCAAAACCAGGGTGTTTTTGCCGTCCGAGTGCATACCCTGTCCCTCTATCATAAATTCCACAAACTTCATAGTTGGACATAGCACCAGAGCAAGTAGGGACATCTAATATTTTGTATCTTACAGAAGGGCATATGTAATCTAAACCACTTGCGTATTCATTTTGTGATAAAACAACCCTTGTTCTAGGTATAGATTTTGCAGGACTAAACTCGTCAACAATTGCTAGGGAGTCGAGGATTTCATTTTTTGTATATAATCCAGAGGAGTCCTGAAAGAGAATACTAGAGAAAGTGCCAGCGCAAACAGTGAAATCATAAGTTGAAGACTTACCACTCCAAAGTCCAAAATAATTATAATTAGTAACATCATGTTGATCTAACTGTTCTTCATAATTTGGAGGAGTCTCTAAAGAAGATGTAAAGAATACGTAACCATTGCCAAGATAGAGGTCTGTATTGTCTATAGGTTGCGTGGTGTATTTACTAATAAAATCACCAAAACTATCTATAATTTGAGAGTTAATACAGAATCTAGATAACTCACTTTTGAAAAAAGAGATGAGATTCTGAGTTATCATACAGTTTCTATAAAACTTCTCATCATCCCAAGGGGGTATAGGCATTTCTGAGTTTCGATACTTAAATTTAAAGTTGGGATCACCCAGAAGCGCAATACGTCTAGACGTTGGACCAAAGAATTCTCCTGTGTAATAATTACCTCCATCTTCTACAGTAGGACCTAGCCACCCAGTACCATCTTCTAAAATGTTAACTCTATAAGGTTCATTTTTTATAAAGAATAGATGTGGGTATTTAGATACTGCATTCTGCATAATCGAGTCCACTGCTGCTCTAATATTTTGATCTGCATCTGTTGGACTAAAACTTTCTGGGTTTATCCCATAAGAATCAGCCTCTGCAGCAGAATAGGTTTTTAAATTGAATAAGTCCTTTGATTCTGTTAATAATAAATAGTACATAAGCCTAGGTATGTAAGACTCATACATTTCAATAACAGTGCTGCTAACGTCAATAGGATTCTCTACTAAAACAGAGTTCATTGCATCAACAAGCCCTTGCTTAGTTCCTTTTTTGCGATATAAGCTAGTAGCATTAGCTACCTGATTCCTCCAAGAAGTTTCATTGTTTCCATATAAAGTCCAACCTAAAAGATTAGCAAGATATGGGAGATACTCAGAAGGACAATCAGTAATAGAAGTTAGGCGCTCTAAAGATTCAACTTCGTTATCAATATCTCTAAGTAGATAAGATACAGCCTTTATAAACTTATGGAATGGACCTGCAGCTTCCGTAGTCTGCAACGTGCCTGCTCCTGCGCCAACATAGGCTTCAATTGCAGATTTAACCGTAGTGTCTTCCCGATCAATATAAAGAGGAGAATAAATAACATCCGCAAATGTCTGCAACTTACTTAGATTTTGATTACCACTTGTATAGCTCCCTGCACCTGAAAGAAATGCAGCAGGGATAATTTGAGAATCAATAGAACTAAAACTTGAATAATTATCCCAAAGATATTTTTGATAATCTTTTATTCCATCATTAATTAAATAAGACTTTCCTTCATAAAAAGTGCTCGTTATAGAACTGGCGACAATGCTTGAAGGAGCACTTACTACACCACTTGTATTTAAAAAATATAGCCAACTTAAATTGGAAATTAAATACTTGTGAGTTCCTGATGCTGTATTAGCAAAAACATTAGACGTATCCGTATGAAGGGACTCTGAGTTTAAAGTTAATTTTGGAAGTAATGTACCGCTAAGAAAATTAAAGAAGGCACTTGAAGTTGAATAATCTCCATATGAGTACCCTAGGGGTCGCAATATATTTATATCAAATGAATAGGGAGTAACTTTAGTAAGATCGTTTTGCTTAACAAAGAACTGCCCAAACCCAGCGGCTGTATTTATGGCGCTTAGATTTGGGTCAGCAGACAAAGCACTGACATTTAGGGTCTCTGTTATTTTTGCCATCGACGCTAAGTGGCTGTTGATTACAGTGTCAGTTACCTTTACACTATACCCACTAACCTCGATATCATCATTTAGATATACATTAGGAGTGATAATCTTTACTGCATCAACAAAATTAATTTTTGAATATTTTTTTGCCATTAGATATACGCTACATTTATTGTAGCATTATTTAGTTGTATCACTTCATTGAAAGATACAGTTACGTTCTTTGTAAAATTATCTACCGTAGAGTACCTTACTTCATTCAAATCAAATAATTTTCTATTCAATTCCTGTGGAATAAATGTCTCACCAAATCCAAATTTATCGTAAGTAAAAAAGGAAGTAACTACACTTGCTGCTTTTTGTTTTATTATATCCTCGCTGTCCTTTAGGGCCGAATCAACGTACAGTGTTAAACTTAAATCAAGAGTTCTTATTAATCCGTCTGCAACAACAACTTCATCAGTTAACATCTTTTTTTGCTCAATAGAGTTAAGAAGATTTGATTTATAATCTACTGTTGCTCTTTGTAGCTGTGTTGCTGTCGCTTTTTGAAGAACATAAACATCAATAATATTTGCAGACGAGTACGCCTTTCTAGTCGAAGCGGTTCCTATTGAAGCTCCACCTGTAGGGCTGACATAGCGAGATACATGTGAAGAGTAATCACCTAAAGTAACAAGACGATCTTGTTGTTTAAATACTAAAGGCCCATTTCGTTTTACATTCTCCACTGTTTCCGCATCAATTCCACCTGTTATAACAGAGGTATTTGATAGGGTTCCTGGGCCTACAGAGGTTGTTATTGGTGATGCAATAGTAGCGCCTATTAAATTACCTCTTGTCCCTCCTCCAATCCTATAAACTACTCTATACGTAGAAGAGTTTGGGGGAGATGCTCCTACTGCACCATCACCAAACCGTAAAGTAGCATTATACTCATCATCGTAAACAGTATCAAATATTCTATCCGTAGCCCCCGAAGATGAAAAAATATTATCAACTTGGGTGTATACCCCTGAGGCTGCATCTTCTGCTGTAACAAATACTTGAACACTATTCTCAATAACAGGCCCTTGTGTTAATGTAATCTTTTTAAATACCTCAGTGGAATCAAAGGAACCAGTTTCATCAACTAAGGAGCCTTCCACTAAAGCTAAATTCGTCCAACTAGCGTTTGCGCCACTTTCCGAATCACTTAAAGCTAAAGTGATATCAGTTGTATTTGTTGCTAATGCTGAAATCTTTCCACTCTCAACAGGATACAACGTATAGGTTACTTGCCCTCCATCTTGTGGTGACGTTAATGTTACAACTCTATTTTGTGCAGTAATAACAGGATTACTTCCAGCGGGTGAAAGTAGGACTACTCTTGCATTTCCACCTGCAGAAGTTGGACCCTTCATGCGAATACCTATTAGCTCTAGCAGCTTTTTTACGTTATTTCTATTTTTTGCAGTAGATAAAAAATTCTCATTAGCAAGAGCGTCAGCTTTGAAAGATAAAACTGCTCCCATATAAGAAACAAGTTCCGTAAACATTATGCCAAAATCCGACTCAGAAATATTCTGATAGTCCTCTGGGTATACAGCCTGGAGATAGGTTATTAGATTTTGTCGTAAATCACCAAAGTCAGTTCCAGCGTAATCAATAAGATCTTTTTTATTTTTAAACTTTTCACCGCTTTGTAATAATTTTTGAAAGTCCGACTCTGCGGTTGTAAAAGGTATGCTATCTGGTAAATTATAATTTCTAACGCTCATAGTGCTATTTGTAAATCTGTTTGCTGATTTGTATTTGTAGAAGTGACAACCAATGAAATTGTAATTCCTGGTAAACCGTAGGCTTGAACATTTCCGCCTGGAACTACATCTAAGCTTATTATACTAGCTTCAGGAATATAGGAAGTAATACCGTAAATAATTTCTTTTCGAATATTTAATACAAGGTCAGCAGTTAAAGGCTCAAATAGATACTTTTGCAAAGATAATCCAAAGTTAGGTAGCATTACTCGCTCGCCGCGCTCGGTACGGATGAATTGCCTCAACTGGCTTTTTAGCAGTTCAAAACCTTTGGTTTTCTTAAATATTCCTTTCGAGGTTTGATTTTCAATGTACAGTGGGTATCTGACACCAAAAATATCATCAGACTCTTTGTAGCTGATAATATCGTTTTTTGTTGCCTCTAGAGGCGTGGCTCCATAAACTGTAGATGATTGCGTCATGTTATTATATTTTTGAAGAAGCCCTTTTGTGCTTCATAATTTTGCACTACTTCCTTATTAGTTAGGGGTCGAGAATAAAACTTCACACTTCCTATGAATCCGTTTAAGCCGCTTGTCAGACCATGACGAAGCCCCATGAACCCTCCATCCTTAGAAGTTTTATCGATAGGGAACCCGTCTGTCCATCCTCCCCCAACAATCCAAGGAGTAAAATAAGTATCAGTTAACGGTCCATTATTAAATACAGAAACATCGTCCCTCTGATTTAACGTGCTTGCTGTATATTGAAAGCTAGGATTCTGTTTTCCTGGGGAAGTAATAAACGTGGGTATTCGAGGGCTTCGACTTGGTTCGCTCCCAAAAACATCCTGCATTGAGGAAGTAGCCATTTTGTTTCCATCTAAGTAAATTGAACAGTTATTGCTCGAAACATTAAATGATATGTGTAAATGAACAAACCCACTAGAGACATCTGACATTCGGCTTCCATTTATTGAAAGATCATCCTTGATCGTCATCTTGCAATATTTTAACCCATCCTGATTGGCACAGGAGGAATTAGGGACAAACTCCACGGAACTGTTATCAAAAGCCTGTGTGGGTGCTATAAAGAAACAGCTTGATGCGGTTGTAGATGAGGTATCAACCCCGACATTTAATCCAGGGTTTGTGTTCGGGCCAGGGATTACAAAATCGTCCCTATAAATTACGGGATCTCTTGTAAAGCCAAGCAACAAACCTCTAGTGGAATCCGTTCCTCTAGCATTAACCAATGAGCTTGGATCAGCAACAGACAAAGCACCTCCAAGATTTTCGTTACCTAATAAAATTTTATAATAACCGTAATCTCCCCAGCCTCCCTGAGCGTAAGGTCTAAACTGTGCATTTCCTCTTTCTTGCGATGTGTAATCAGTACCATAGTAAGGAATATGGACCCAGCAATCAAGGCTGCAGCCTGCCTTACTATAAAGTAAATTTTGGAATTCGTTAGTTGGAGGTAACCGCAAATAAGAGCCCACATTAACTAACTTTAGATGTTCCGATTCAAACCTAGCTACCCCCTGCAAGAAGGGTATACCTAAACCAGAGGCAAATACTCCTTGAGTAGTTCTGCCTACCAACTGTGCATCTCCATAAGTTCCTAGCGTAGCACAATTTAGAGTATCAAACATCAATGACGAAGCAGTGTACACAGAAGGCTTTAAAAAATTGTAGATGGAAAATAGATTATTAGAGGCAATTAAATCTGTCAACGATAACGCAGGAGCCTGTGTTGAGGATACCGAATTACTAAAAAGTATTGAACCTTTTCCTATGGGAGGAACTACCAAAGGTGAAATTAATACTTCGGAGGTAGTTCCGTAGTTTGTAACAAAAGTAGGCTCAACAGGAAGAACAACGTCATCAACATCTCCTGCCTGAAAAGTTAGCTCTTGTTGTTTTTCCAGGGTAACTCCCAAACTTATAGAACTCAAGTAAGAAAAATCATTAACAGGTATGGTTCCTAATTCAAAAGCAGTAGTGGATCCAAAAAGATCAGGGGCTTTTACAGCCACTTCAATTTGTTTTTTTCTCTTATTTATCTGCTTTTCATATGAGTCTGTAACGGCCCTTAGTGTTTGTTTGTGATTGATAAGAAGAGCAGAATCATCGTTGTATCCGCTATTCTGTAACTCTATGATTTCAAAACGTATATCATCAACTCTCTTTGATTGATGCCCATACAAAACATTTAAGAAGTGATCAGCATCATAAAAATTAGTTAAAGTTTCAGAATTGTCTATTTTGTTTGGATCAAAAATAGTATCGACATACTCATTAAGATTATCAACAGAGACTAAGGTGCCTTTCCCTCCAAGATTTGCAGCATGATCCATTGTCCACTTTTCGCTATCTACTACAAAACCAATGTCAGAAGCCGAGGGTATAGGCTTACCTCCATAAAGTCTAGTTTGCGAATCATAGTAAATACCATCCTCGGAAAGAATAAACAATCCCTGCTTCGATACAGGAGGTCCGTAAACCAATCTAAAGATAGGACCCTCAGAGGCTTCAGTGGTAATTTCTTGCTGTCTTGCAATTAAAACAAGACCAATATTTTCAATAAGATTATTGCACTTCTTAGCGAATTCAATAGTCTGATCTACTCGCTGTCTTGCTATGCCCAAGGCTGCGGCGCGAGCGTTTTCTGTATACTGATCAGAAGAATCAGCCAATAATCCTCCTGTACCAGTTATGGGTGAGGGTCCAGTACTGTTTAACCAATCTTCAAACTGCCCCAAGCACCCACTTATCTCTTCGTAAAGCTCTGTTCCCTCCTGAATAAACTCTTCTAATTGGAGCAAAAAACCATTCACTTGAGATAACTTCTCTAAAAAACTTAGATCTATGCCAAATTTGCTCGACTCTGAAAACAGTGTAAATTTACCAGTTCCAGCATCATAAGAGAGAAGTCCCATGTCCGAAAATAAAGTATTTACCACACCTGCCATCGCTGAACGTGCGGCTGCTTTTCCTTGTTCAGCCGCCTCGGTCATTGTAAGGAGCACATCCCCATCAATGAAGCTCAAAGCATCCATGCTTAAATTAAGCATACACGTAGGTATTCCAAATGCGGTGTTGAGACTCGCTACAGGATTAGTTAAAAATTCTGGGTTAAATATCGCCATTAGGGAAGAGGCCCTCCAAGCCTACCGTCAGTATTCGGCCCTACAGTATAGTTAGGGCTCCACAAAGGGTTAAAGAAAAAAGGAAACACTCCGAAAAAATTCTCAAAATCAGTTTCCTGGTTTGTTTTTCTTATTCCCATACTTAAATCCAGAGGAACAACAGGATTCAATTGAATTTTGCCTTGAGTGGCAGTGTCAGATTGAATATTAACATTCCTTCCTTTTATATTTACATCTCCCAATGATTTTATATCAATTCCATTTTCAGAATATAGTGATATTTTATTATTGCTCCTAACTTGAAAAGTAGCGCCAGTCTCCCCCGTAGATTTGTCACCACCAAGACAATCAATAAATACTCCATTGCCTCTGCTTACTATACTAATATCGCCTCTACTTGTGGCGATTTCTATATTACCAAACGAAGATCTTTTTGTCGCAGGAAGAGGATCTCCGTGAGATCCAGTGGCCTTATTGTGTATTTTTAAATTCCTTCCATCTTGAACTCTAAGTACTAAATCCCCTTCAGCGGATTCAACATAAGTATTGCCAATAGCTTTAAGATACGCTCCTTCTGGTCCTACAATTGGCTCTTCTGATTTTAAGTCGGTAAGTGTTAAGCTGGCTCCCTGGTCTTTACTCTTAAAGACTGCTTTTTGAGTCTCAGCAGAGTCATCTAAAACTACCGCATGGCCTTTTGCGCTAGATATTCTTATTCCTGTGTTATCAGAGGATTCATCTCGTCCTTCAAGCATCAAAATACTATGGCCCAAAGGAGTTGATATACCATAACTCATACTCTGATTATTATATTTTCCATCCTCGGGGTCATGAGGGTATGTATTTTCCCCACCTAATTCAGGGTTTTTATCCGATGTTTCTGGTTGAAGTACTTGAGCTTTATCAACATTAGGAGTAATTATGCAGGATACAAAATAGTATGTCTTATCAGCGTCATTTTTTGCAATATCATACAGAATTTCGGTATTGGTCTCAGGCAAAAAGACGGCAGCAGAATTTGTACCAGCGGAATAGAAAGAAGTGTATTTTACGTCAATCCAATTGTTAGGATCTTTTTCATCTAAACCCTTGGGGCAAACTGTGAGGGATCCTTTTCCTAGTATATCTTTTTTAGATATTACATTACCTACGTAAACCACTATTTAATTCCCTCTTTTCTTTTGTCTTCTTTAATTCTTTCTTTTTGGTTTATAGTTAACTTAGTTACTTGATAAGCATTTAATACACCTGATCCTATGCTTTTTTTTATCCTACCAGCGGGGTACTTAGGGGTAGTTTTTTTATAATTATTTAACGCAAATTCGTCTGTTGTGTTTGTTTGATTCATTTTAATTATTCCACTCCTGCCAGAGTAGTGGCAATATCTTTTATTACGTGAAATTCAGAAAAAGATTTTTTAGAAGATATTAGGTGCTTAAAGCCAACGATTTTATACATCCCACTAAAAAAGTTAGCCGTTGATCTCTGATTCATAATCCCATATGCAGGATCAGACCCATCTAACTTACCCGAATTTTTTAAGAAAATAACAGCAGGTCTTAATGTAGCGTTTACAGTAGAGAGATGAAACATAGGCAATGTTTTAATATGACCTTTGAACTGATTCTCAAATAAATTTCTAAATAAGTTTACCATAGTAGTTATATCGGAAGAGAAACCTCTTCTAGTTTTACGCTTTATTCCTACAGTGTCTGTTAGTAGCATATCAGTAAGATCATTTGATAACTGGGTTATATTAAACCCTGCATCATGCCCTTGAGTAAATGCTTCGGCATATAGTGCCCCTGCGGGGTCTGCCTGACCTCTAAGCTGATCTAATGCTTCATAAAAAGCCTCAAATAATTTATCATCTGACATTGTTCCTCCTAATGGATTATTTATTCCTCCTAGAGTTGCATACCTAACACCCATATTATAATAGATCTGCTGAATACTGCCAAAAAACTGATTAAAAATAAAGTTATCAGCATCAAAATTATAAGACAAGACATTTCCTGATTTCTCGTTACCTATAAAGAACGGAATATTTAAATCTCTAAGCCTTGTACGTGCGTGTCTGCTTTCTTCTGATGCTAAAAAACTGAACTCGTCAGGTAATGAGCCTACGCTATTAAAAAGTAAACCTTCATAATCATTAAAATAGCCTAAGTGGGTCTCTGCTGATTTAACATACATCAGTTCTTGAACTTGAGCAAAATAGGACTTGCTTAGATTTGCAAAATACTCTACAGGATCATACCCAAGACCTCCAGTAAGCCTATAGGATTCAAATTTCTCTTGTAGCTCTGCGGGGCTTTTTGCACCAGACAGCCCTTTTCCTGGAACAAACACATTAGGATCGGTTTGAGCGATAAGAGAATCTATATCATTGGATATTGCAGTCCAAAATGGATCAACCATGTATCTAGGAAACTGCTTATACTTATTAGTCATAGGAATCCCTCTATTTAAATAGTAAGAAGAACTTCTAGGGTTCTCGTCTTCTTTTGCGTAAGTGTATATTTCGCCATATACATAATCACGAATTAAAGATTTTTCTCCAAAAATAAAGTAAGCATCTTCTGTCGCCTCAGGGGGGGCTATTTGTTTTGGAGTATCCGACAATTGATCAAATGCGTAGACATAATTTGAAAAAGTCCCACGACCGAATTTTTTGGAAAATAATTCCACTAGACTGTTTTTATTCTCCCAATTAGCAGTAATCTCCCAAGTTGAATTTTTTGTATGCTTATCGAGCATAGTTTGTATCGCTACTAGAAAAAGCTCAATATAATTAGCGGGTGTGGTTGGAGGGGCTTCTTTTTGTTCTTCTGAAACAGTAATAGGAATTTCTAAGTTTACTACCATATCTGCTGTCTGTTCTTCTGCGTTTAATGAAAAAGGATCATATATTGGGATGTCTTTCCAATCTATAATTTCAATTTCTCTTTGTTTTCCCTGAGTGAGCCAGGGAGTATCACTGTGTAGATTTGTAGGAAGTAAAGAGGAGGTTTCAGGAATAAAAGACATGGGAACACCAAGAAAAGGAAGATGCACGTTCGTTCCAGGCGTAATCTCATAAATGCCCGTCTCAATAAAAGAAGCGCCACTTACTCCTCCTGTATCTTCCACTTTTTTCTGTTTTGTGGTATTTATTAATTTAGGAGACTGTCTAGACGAGGGTAGAGTAACCTGATTTCCAAGTAATCCCACTGAATCAAAAAACCGAATTAATATATCTAAATGTTCTCTAGGTTTGATTACATCACCTGAGGCGTTTTTACCTCCAAACAAAAATTGATTTAATAAATAAATACCATTCAGGATAGCATTTTCTTGTTGATCATTGACCTCAGCATTTGGGTCTGCGACCTGCAAAGATTCAATAAACTGAGTGTAATTTATATCAGAGTCAGCGGTAGGAGGAGGGGTGAAGGCGGGGTTAATCTCTGCCAAAAATTCATTAAATTTCCCAGTCCCAATGATAGTGGTCATTAAGGGTGCAAAAATAAAATCTAAATTAGGTAACACAATTAAATGATTTGTGATCCCCATATCGTTAAAATAACTAGATAACAACTTTACAACATTGTCATGAAAAGAAGGAGTATACCCCGAAAAAGGTACTACATATTTTTTTTGGTCTACGGCAAAACTAAAACCTCCCAAGGTGCCGCCTCCTAGCTCTGACGCATCAGCTTCCGTCCCACCCATTACGGGCTCCACTAAATCTGGATCTCCACCTGCATCTTGAGTTATCTGTTCAGCAAACGTTAGTCCTGTTTCTGCTACTCCAGCCTCTTCAAGTTGAGCTTCGGTTTTACTTTTTATTTGTATTCTTGACTCAGCGTCAATAGCTAAGACTGGTATTGATACCTTTTTAAAATTTACCTTTTGCGATATTCCAGGTCGCTCTCTCTCATCAAATTGTCTTCTAACATGATCAGAAGAAAAATGATAAACCATTTCTTCTTTTTTTCCATCATTTTTATACTCCATTCTACCTAAGTAAGTTAATAACGGACCACACCAATAGTCTAAATTTTCTCCAATTCCATACGCAATGTAAACCTTTTGACCACGAAGATTCTGACTTAAATCTTCAAGCAATGCTTCTTTTTCTTCCTCTCCCCCGACTTGTCCCATACCCGTACCAACGTTTAATCGAGCCCCAGCACCCCAAGTCTGATTGATCTCTTCAACGTCTTTAGCAATTTTCGCGCCTCTTTTAGATATATGGTCTTTCTTTAGTTTAAGGTCCGTAAGCCTCTCGCCCATAAACAAATAGTAAAGTCGTTTTAATACCTCTAGTCCAGGTTCCGCTGTGCGTAACGTTAGTAAGTTTTCATTTTTAGAACTAAAGTTAAACTCATGCTTTAGCTCAGTTATGTTTAATTCGTGAACAATTTGATTATTTGTTGCAGTGCCTAAAAAGGATACTTCAGGATTATTTTGATGCTCTGCCATAAAAGAGCTATAATTCTCTGCTTTTGTGAAAGTTGATGCAAGTCCTCGATTTGTAGTTAGAAAAACATTATACGTTCCGACACGAATATCAGTGAAATTTTTTGTATTTGGGTTGTTGCTCATCGCAGTTCAGGTATTAGTATTCTGTCTCCACGATTAAGTTGCTCGAAAGGGTCTGATATTCCGTTGTATTGCATCACATACCACCAATACCCAGGTGAATCGTAAAAAATGTCAGCAATAGCATCAGGACGATTTCCACATTCTGGGGGTATTCTCCCTTCTTTATTGGATGCTTGATACATTACAGGCAAATATTGATCAAAGTTTGATCCGACAGAAGTAGTTGTTCTTTTACCACGATGTTCTAACACGGTGTACCCATACGAATATCTTGTCCTACTGCTATTAGTTTTATTTTCAATTAATTCCATTTTTTTATTCCTCTAAAATAACACGGTTCACCCAAGCGAGCGCGGCGAATTGAATAAACTCTTTCCGTATGCAGGATATTGTTTGTCATGCTGTTCCAATAAATCATCCCAACCCTCTAGCATGTCTGTATGACGTACTGCAGTCTGTTTTGTTGCTCTAAAATCGTAACTTCTTTGTACTTCTAATAAAGTAAGAGTTACCTTTATTCTGTTTGGTAGTAATGTTACTATATCATAGCCAGCCGCCTCTTCAATATCTATACTGTATGCTTTAGCTATAGTGGCAACGTTATCATAAAGTACACCGTGATCAATCCTAATAATTGGAGGACCGAGCGTTGGACTTTTTCTTGCAGTCAGTGTGCTACACCTAATTAGATCTACCCAAAAAAGAAGCATATCAATGGCCTGAGCAAAAATAAATGGTTTGTCGTATGCATCTAACTCATTCGCTAAATCTAATTCAGGGGAAGTATTTGCTAGTTTATTATATGTTAACACACCATTTTGTATCATTCTTTCTACTGGCTGATCGGACTTTAATCCCTCAGCTTTCAAAAGAACAGAATTAAGAACACTCTCAAGCCCCTGCTCACCATTAATTTTAGATAAAAACGCTTTTCGTCTTCTTAAATACTCTGTTTGGTCTCCATGCTCCTCAGAGGATTCGTCAGTCTTATTAAAAAAGTCCTGTTGCCTCTGTAGTTTATTTTTATCTCTTGGAATGCTATCAAAAAGAGTATTTGTTGCCGTATGAACTACATTCGGTAATGTTATAAAAAATTCTACCCTATACTCTTTTGATTTAGCTCCAGTGTATCCAAAGAAATTACTAGTTCTTCCTAGGACATCATAAGTTACCAAATTTGATGATTTTTTTTCTGTGATTTTAGGGTTTTCAAAAAATGGGCAAATCCTATCCCCATACGCAGGGTCAGGAAATTCAAAGGTAAGCCTTGACCTATCTTGTAATTCACTATCAATCTTATGTGCTTTTCCAAATAATGCCATAATTTTTTATCCTTTATCTATACACCAAACGGAAAGACACTATTTATATCCATTTCACCAGAGCCCCCTCTAGGAATTGAACCAAGTCCACCGCCTTCTGCATTGTCAACAGCTTCTGTTGTCTTATCTGTTGCCTCAAGAATCTCTTGAAGCTTATTAATCTGTGCTACACCACCACCAACCCCTAAAGTTGAAGACCTAAGGTGGCTATTAATTATGTCCCTGGTTAATCCCTCAAAGCTTGATCGATTTTTATCTTCCCTATCAAACTCACGTAATTTTAGTTTAGCTTCTGTTTCCGCTGCCTCTGCGAGTTTCTCAGTGCTATTTGATATCCCAGACATTAATTCAACAATACCATAAGCACCTAGGGCTGCTATTACTAAAGGAACTCCAAATGTCAACAAAGCGCCCCCCGCTAGGCTTGCTTTCATCATTTTCCCACCGACTGTACTACGTATGGTAGCTACAGTGTTTTGTCTTATTGCATGTAATAAAGCCCCGCTTGCTATCTGAAGCCTAGCTCTGTATATTTTTTCAATCCCTGCTTGAGCTATATTGTAAGCTTTTAAACCAACCATAAAGGTAAAAAAGGTCTTAATGATAGGACGTAAAAGAGTGAATTCTCTAACAAGTTCACCTGCTTTATTCAAGAAATTAGTAGAAAAGCTGGCTATTTCTAGAGCAACGGGAAGTAACGTAGTCTCTAGTGCAGTTCTAAAGTCTTGAAACACTCTTTCTACAGAACGGCCACCTTTATTTGCAGGTGTTTGTTTTAACCCCCGTGCTAACTGCTCTCCTAAAACGCCAACAGTCCCAATAATCCCTAAGATGTTCTCTGTCTCAATCTTACCTTTTCCGCCTAAGCCACCAAACCTCCCAACTCCTGTAGATGTTTTTAGAATTAGCTGCTCTAAACCTTTAGCATCAAGTTGCCCTGCCATGAGTCTATCTACATCAGTTAAAATACCTAAGTTAGCTAGACTTCCAATATCAGCAGTTACTAAAGCATCAACAAACTTCCCAATATGACCACCAAACGCAGGGAACTTAGCGGTAAGCTCACTAATTGCGAAAGCAGCGCCTCCTGCTCCTCCTGTAAGGCCGAGAATATCAAGAGAATTTCCTAATTCACTAAATCCTTCTAACATCTGATCTGTGGATACGCCAAAAGCAAGACCCGTGTTTAGTAGACGTTTATTAAGTAAGTTGGTTTGAGACTGTCTGAGTGTTCCTTGAACAACTAACTTCTTATTAAAAGAAACTAACGAAGCCATGCTTTGATTAGTTATCTGCATCCTATTAGCTAGGTGTATGGTCTCTGAGCTAACCCTCGTAAGTCCTGCTTGTTGGAAAGAAAACAACGAAGTTAAAGATTTAGCAAGACCACCAGGTAAGCCATCCAACTTAGAGCCAGTCGCCTGTAGAACCATGGAGAAGCTTTTATTAAAAGCTAAGAAGTTTCTCTGTTGCTCTATAGCAACACTGGCAAAGTCTCTAAAAACCTTTGATAATTGAAATACAGCAAGGCTTAAACCTGGAATTTTATCCGTTAGTCCAAGCATAGATTTTTCTATCCTTCTTACTGCAAAGAATAATGGATCATATGCCTCTTCTAGTGTCGGGGCTGTCGTTCTTTTATTATTAACCATCTAAATTTAATTTATATATAGTAGTCATTCCTAAGTTGAGCCTGAATGTTCGAAACTCATTTGTAGGAAATATAGCTTGCATTCCTTCATTTGATATTTCTGATTCCTCTCTGATTGATCTATTTAGGTTTTCGTTTTCCAATGTTTGATATTTCTTAGAGACTTTCTTAGTTCGCTGAGAATGAAGTACATTAACAACGGATGCCATTGTATTTAGGTCTGTCCCAGAATCTATTAAAAAACAAGACATTAGATCGTTTTTCGTGTTTGTATTACCATACACTCCATTGCCATGTTTAGTTCCTACAATAAGAGCAAAATATGATTTTTTAATCTGTTTGAGAGAAGTATATTCAAAAACAACTAAATTACCTGCTGTAAGAGATGAATAGCTTTTAACCACATCAGTTGCATAAAGCTTCAACAAATCCTCTAACCTATCAGTTACTGATAAGTTCATTTCTTGAGATGAATCTTTAAATGTATCCCAAGAAGTATCTTTTACACCTTCATCCTGCCTAAGTTGGTAGTATCTCTGAAGTAACCCTCCAGCTAACTGTTTTAGGTTGAAATTTTTTAGAATTTTATTGGCAGAAAATGCAAACATCTGTGTATTATATATAAATATTAAATATGTATAGTAATAGTGATATAGAGCTTATTGATTTTATTGATTTAATCAATACAACACTAAGTAACGATTTTATAGAAAAGTGGAAGCACCGATTTAGTACAAAGTTTATTAAGCACTTTCAAATAAAAGTGCTTAACTCCTTAACCAAACGAAAAGTAATTAGGATAGATACTCTATATAATTATTTAACAAAGAAATGTAAATACTCACCTGAGCAAGTAGATAACTTTTTTGAGGCTATAGACATTAGTATTTACTCTCCGTTAATACAAGGAAAAAGAAAAAAGTAAAATATTATGAGTGAGTTAATTAAGTTACTGGTTTGGTGTTTGAGTGTATATGGTGTAGCGAATGGGGTGACTACATCTCCAATGCTTTATAGTTTTAGAGCTTGGGCGTATTCAAAGGTAAAGCTTCTAGGCTACCTTTTAGGATGTGATAGATGTATCGCTTTTTGGGCTGGCCTACTCGCCTCAGTGATGCTGTACAGTCCAACTGGGTGCTTGTTATTTGATGGATTTCTGGCCTCTGCTGCTATTATCGTTTTATCACGATATGATCATTCCGCTTTTTCGGGCGGCTGAAATTAACCCTTTTTGGCTGGTCCAGCCTTTATTTCATCAAGCCTTTTATTTATTGTGTCATGAGTACAGAACTCAGGGCATAGGCTTTTATATGAACACCAGTTGCAATACTGATTTCTAATCGGAAGCAACTCATCTTTTTTAGCTTTTCGTATCTTCCAAACATCATCAATAACTCCTCTTACGTGAGAATGTATTTGATTGTTTGTATATTTAACAGAAACAAGCGTGTCAGTAATAGGGTAGTAATGAGCGGCTGTGATTTTATCCACAGGAACTCCATAAAGCTTATGAACAGCGTAAACATACCCTTTTAACTGTGGGTCTTGATACAAATCAACTTTGCTTTTTTCTCTTTTGGATGTTTTGTAATCAATAACCAAATAACCTCCCTCTTTTCCCTTCACTATGCGGTCAATGTACCCATTCATTGATATTCCTTCCGCCACCTCAATATCAAAATGCTGTTCTGTTATGCCCATCTCAGGAAGTGAGGCGTTAAACCTCAAAAAATTCTTCAAACAGGTCTCTATTTTTGGATTGTACGACTTGGCAAAGGTATACTTGCCCTTAATTTCTTCTGCTATAGCTTGCAGTTGGTCATATTTGGTCGATTTTACACCATCTTCAAATATTTGGTGAATATATGAGCCGAAATGCAGCGCATCGGTGTTTGATATGTCGTAGTCCTTCAGTCGGTCTACATACCTGTATCGGTATTTAAGTTTACACTGTTGAAAAGTGTCGCGTTTCGAGTTGCTAATTGTATTTATAAAAACCATATGTTTAATCCTCAGTATATTAAAGACTATCTCACAGACAAAGTGAGTGGAGAATACCGTATATCTTCTAGCGGCAAGGAATTAATTATTCCATCTGTATTTATAGAAGGTGACTACAAAAAGCATATGAGTATTAATTTGGATACAGGATTATGGCAGTGCTTTAAAACAGGCAGCACGGGCAATTTTATAAAACTGTACTCTATCTTGGAGCAGATTACCTATAAATCAGCAGAATCAAAGTTATTATTTCAAGGATTAGAGTCAGGTAGACTGGATATATGGGATAGCGCACCCTCTGCCTCTACACCTGATCCGACGCTTAAGGCTTCTTTAGACACCACTAGCTTTATCCCTGTCAACGTCGAAAGCCATAGTAGCAGCAATCAATTGGTCCTCCGAGCTTGGAAATTTCTAATGGACCGCAAATTGTTTAACTTAAAAGAGTATGAGGAGGCCCCGTTCTATGTTTCTTGTGAGGGGAAGTATAGGGGTCGTTTAATTATTCCCTTTAAAGATTATGACGGAGAAATATTCTTTTTTCAAGCTCGCAGCCTAATGCACGGAGTATCCCCCAAGTACTTAAATCCAAGCACTGAAAATGGGGTAAAATCCAGCAATATTCTTTATCCCTTCGACTTTGAGCAAGATCACCTATGTATTTGCGAAGGACCCTCGGACGCAATTACACTTAATTTAAACGGCTTAAATGCAACATGCACAGTAGGCAGTACGATTTCAAATGTTCAAATGCAAGCACTCCGAGAGTTTGAAGGTAAAATCATCCTAGCATATGACAACGATGAGGCTGGAATGCGAGGAGTGGAAAAGTTTGAAAAACTTAGAAAGAAATACTTACTTTCGTCATTTTCAATATGCACACCCCAACACAGGTACAAAGATTGGAACGAAGCACATCAGGCAGGTGAAGACCTGTATAGCTGGTTCACAGAAAAAACTTACGAGTATAATTTTGAGAATAAATCTTTAAATAATTTACATATTTAAAGGTTTATCTTAAAGGTCAACAATACTTATCTCGAAATCAGGAGCAGCTACCTTAACCCCTGTTATCATATCCAATACGGTGGAGTTAACATTTCCTGAAGTATCATAAGACTGATCATATGACCCAGGCTGTTTTCCTACGATTAAATTTCCTGAAAGCCTGGTCATACTTTCAGCATCCCCGTCCCTAACTTCTCTACGAAGTATACCTGCGTTTACGGTACGAATAACCCCACTACCTCCTAGGGACCCAGAAGTGCTCAAATCACTGATAAGATTTAATGTTTGCGTTTGTAATGCATCACCACTTGAGGCATTCCAATAAAGATGCTCCCTAGCAATATCAACGGTGTAATTAACATCCAAATAATTAAAGTCAGCAGTTCCGTCTAAAGTTTTATACTGCGTTATCCGCTTATACATAATTTCCACATTTTGCGTGTGAATTCTCCAATTTGTGGTAGCGTTAGCAGACGTTGCACCTGAGGTAGAAAATCCTTCAGGTAATCCTCCCAAAACTTTTGTATTATCTTGAATAGGTTGTGGAGTTAATGGTGTTGGCATAAAATATATCCTCTATAAAAGTATATAGTTCTATTCTAACTTTATTTAACAATAAAATACATTAACGGGGATACTATTTTTTCGGTAAGTAAGTTATACGTTACTTGCGCCGAATAAGTGCCTGTTCTGGCTCCTAGATCATCAATAGAGAACCCTGCGAAAGGATTCTTACTACTTAGCAAGGTATCTGTATCAAAACGAAAAATTAAAGTATCATCAGAAGTAAGATCAATATCTGTTGAAGTTGTAACCAGACATTTAGAAGGGAGGCTAGAATCTTCGTTATGCTTTACTATTGTAATAGATGGGGATGTAATCGCTGTCTGTTTAAATATATTTTTTATAGACTCACTTATATTTAAGTTTTCTACAGTAATTTCTGTTCCGATTTTTAGATTAGTAATGGATCCTGCAATTACATTTCTGTTAAACAATTTATTACTTGACCTTAAAATAATAGGTTCCGTAGTGGTAAAAACTGTATTATCAAAAAGTTCAAAGTTATTGATATAGGTTTTCCAAGAGCTACCTTCAAACATCTTAACAGTCCAAATATCAAAATACCTAATAGCTTGACTAGCAGTATTCATGATAGTATTCCCATTTTGGTCTGTACCAGAAAGTGAGGACCCTGCTAATCCGTCCAAAACACAGCCAAACTCCCCACGATCTATCTTATATAAACCACTCACCCCTGAGCAAGGATGTCCTCCACCTGCGCCAACAGGGGCCACTACGCCAGTGTACTGATTTATATCAGTGGAGTTAGGTTCCGTTCCAATAACACCCGTTCCTGTAACGCCAAAAACCATGGCAGCAGCAGAGGTCATTCCAGAAGCCACTAAGCCATCGTTATCTAATACCGAATTAGGACTTAGATTCTGAGATCTTTTAAAAACATGAACGGTACTAACCGCATAAGGATCCGTATAAACTCCATCATTTACAAAATAAGTTTTAAGTAAAACCCTTGAATCGGCTGGGGGTCTATTATTTCGATCTACTACTTCAATATTATTTATTAATGGCATCTTTTTCTCGCTGCATCTCTTCAGTAAGAAGCTGAATAAATGTGGCTCTTTCGCTTCTAGTTAAGGTTTTTATATCACTATAGGACATACCTATATGTTTCATGAGTATATAGGCTTCTTGAAGCAGATCTGAGACTTCTATGGAACCATTTAATTCACCGAGAAAAAATTTTCGTCTATGGGGAGGTTAATTAGACTGGATTTTGTGCAAGAATCACAAGTAAACCTAACGTGAGGCTGAATTCCATACTCGGAAAGCATCATTGCTTTTATAATACTATGAACATCCTGGAGAGGTAATCTCTCAACTACCTTTGCAATAACCATAGGATTATCAACTCCTTCGATGCTTTGTATAAATCTCCATAAGTTTTCAGAAACTTTGCCAGGATCTATATAATCTTCATCTGCAACCGTCAGGAAGTTTAAACAAGCTTTTTTATTAATTCCTTCTAAATGTATATCAATCTTATCAAAAGAAAAATCTTCAGGGACCTGATTAGATATAAGTTTACTGAGTTCTAGATTTAATTTGTTTTCATAACTACAGTTTGGGCAAATTACTCCTACTTTATAGTCTGATCCGAATGAAAGCTCTCTGACTTTAATTAACAAAAATAACTTGTCTATTATTACAAGCCGATCTACATCTACATTTTTCACACATTGGGACAGAAGGTGATTTGCAGGATTAAACAAAGGAGACCTTGATCCTGTGCTCATAGACTTTTCATCTTGGAATGTCATAGGTCGAACCCTAACCTTACCCTCTTTTCCAAAATAAGGAATCCCCCTAGAAGGCACTGAAATATCCATCTCCGTTTCGGAAGGTAAATTTTCTAACAGGAGTGCAACCTGCTCTTCTTCTGACATAACTTGTGTTTCTGAAATTTTATCGTTCATATTATACCTCTAAACTATAATAGTATGTATGGAACTTCACATAAATACAATAAATTCAAGACTGGTTACTGATAATCCAAAATTAATTAGTGCATTATCTGAGTTATACTCATTTAAAATACCAGGATCGGAGTATTCTCCACAATATAAAAGAAAAGTATGGGATGGAAAAAAGAAGTTTTTTTCAAAAAAAGGAGAATTTAAAACGGGCTTGCTGGACAGAATACTGGCTGATTTAAAAAAAGTAGACGCGAAACCCAAAATTATTGACAGTAGAAGCACTGATAAAATAACAAATTCCTACTCATTTGAAGGAATTACATATTATCATTATCAAGACAAAACAATATCAACAATGCTTAAAAAGCAAAGGGGAGTAATAAAAGCCCCTACCGCAGCAGGTAAGACAATTATTATGGCAGGGTTAATTAAAGCATTAGCACCTAGAAAAATGATTCTTTTGTTTAATGCAAAACAACTACTTACACAAACATACGACTTTCTTAAATCAATAAAAATAAACAATCTAGGGATGTGTTTTAGTGAGGGATATATTCCTGGAGACATTATGCTATGCACTGTGCAAAGTATTGAAAAAGTCCTAGACACACACCTTGATTCTGAAGTATTAATGATTGACGAATGTCATGAATTCAGTACAGGAAAAACAACCGTAGCAGCAATGCAATCTTTTCCTAATGCAAACTACCGCTATGGATTTACAGCCACCCCTCCGTCACAAAAAATAAGCGCATTCAATCTAGAGGGAGGATTAGGTCCAACGCATACAGTTGCAACTACAGACCAACTCGTAAAAGAAGGAAAACTCACCAAGCCGATTATTCAAATTATTGATAGGCCCTATACCGCAGAAAACGAAGACGAGAATGATAGTTACTTAGATATTTACGATAAATACATAGTAAATAATAAAGATAGAAATAATACAATAAAGGATATTATCAATGACATCAAAAATAAAAATGAAAAAGCCCGTATACTTATTCTTACCAAATCACTTGACCACGGAAGAACCCTGGAAAACCTACTTGGAGGGAATTGTGAATTCCTGCAAGGGTGTGACTCAATCGGAGAAAGGTATGAAGCTATATCTAGATTCCGAGGACATAGAAAATCTAGCGTCCTCATTGGTACTAAAATCCTCCAAACAGGGATTAACATTGAAGAAATCACCCATTTCGTAAACGCGAGAGGGATGAAATCAGAAATTGCAACTCTCCAAGCATTAGGAAGAGCACTAAGAAAACATGATTCCAAAGAAGAGGTTTTTGTTTATGATTTTATGGATAAAGAAAAATACATAAAATCACATTCAGAGGAGAGAGAAAAACACTACAGGGCAGAAGGCCATAAGGTAACAATAATATGAAAAGCTACGCAGAGATAAAAAAGAAACTCGGATCACTTAGTGATTCTGACAAACAAAAAATACAAGAACTCCAAAAAGAATTAAAGTCTTTTAATGAAAGAGGGAACATTTCAGTAGAAGGATTAAAAACCTTGTTTAATATACAAACCAAAGTATCTGTATTAATTGAACAATATAATGATAAAATATTAAATCTACTTAAACAAAATCATATGGTTGATTAGTTATTCAAGCCAGGAATTGTTATTTCTGGATTTTCTAGCTTCAGCTTAAGACCCCAATTTTCCATGTCACGCTTAGTCCATTGCTCTTCTAAGCTAGACTCTAACAACTCAAGCTTATTATGGATTAAACTTAACTGACTGCTAATCCAAACTACGCCACCACAGAGCAGTATTACCATGCCCAAAGGCATTAAAGTTTCTTTTGTAATGGTCATTTTTTTTTCTTGTGTATTCATTATTTTAATCTCTTAACCGTTACGGTAGTTCCTGTTATTGCTGCTTGTGTTTGTCCTGATCCTGAGTCGTAAGTAACATCAACTACATCTGTAGCGGCAGCGGTGAATATAGCGGAAATTGTCCTTTCGACAGGATCTACTGTAGTGTGTACCCTGGGTATTGCCGTATTAACTGGGCTACCTTCTTTTCTAACTTCGACTGTAACCAGTGTAGACCCTCCTTCAAAGAAGAGTCTCCCTACGCACTCATAGGTTCCTGCTTTGTGAATTACAAAGTTTTTAGCGGTGTCATCCCAAGAAATATCTGCTGCATTAGATACAACGCTAGTTGGGGTATTCGAATACCCAACCTGCTTTTCATCAGCCGAAGCAGTATCATTTGCGGTTAACTGAATATATGCAAAGGGAGGAGGGTAAGGCATTCCATTGAAAGTTTCCCCTGAGACCGCAGCAGAGGAAACACTAGCGGTTGCAGCCACTACAGCACCCGTAATAGAAGGAGAAGTTACCACCGTGGAGGAAACATTAGTGCTTGTAATTGTTCCTCCTGTAAATGCAGTGGACGATACAGTAGTTGCGGAAACATTATTTCTTAAAAGCAACAAAGAAGATAAAGACGTATCAAAATTACTCAATGAAGATACACCAGTACCGCCATTAATGATAGGAATAGTATCAGAAGAAGTAAACTCCGCCAAAGAAGACGGAGTTGTACTATCAAATTCAAACTTTAAAGGTGTTTTGTCCGCCACTACCCACGCCCTCCTTGTAGAGGATCAGTATTAGCTAAATTGACGGCAGAATGTCCCGTGTAATTAACGTTGGTAGCATCTGTATGAAGTGTAGCCCTAATAAATACATTCATAGCACTACTGTTTACTTTATTGACAATTCCTGCGGCAGTAGTCGCTCCAGCAGCTTGTCCAGCAGTACTTAATGTTCCATCCAACTTATCGTTGTCATCCTCGAAAAGAAATAAAACATACCTACTCCCAGGGACTAAAACGCATCCAAAGTTAAGGTCATTACCTTTTCTACCTGGCGCAAAACTTTTCAAAGCAGTAATGGTAAAAGCAGGAACTTTACCATTACTAAAAGTAATAGAAGCCTGTCTTGTTCCTCCTCTTCTAGAAATCAAAGAGGTAGTACTACCAAGTCTATGCCCTGTTATATTACCTAGCGCACCAGGAGTAATACTAGTAAGGTTCGATATTTTCATAGTACTTCAGGATAGCTTTGATCACGCAAGGGGTTAGCTTGCTTAACCACGCCATAGTTCACTGCGAACTGCGCTACACCGTTTACTTGATTTTCAATATGAATAATATTTACAGCCTCTGCAGGTTGTAATGTTAATACAACAGTTGTTCCTGCCGCACCAATAATCCCAGCAAACCCAGAAGTGTCTACACCCTCAGCCCCAGCCAGTACATTAGCTGCCGTGCCTGAGGTATACAAGCCTGCCCCAGAAGAGGGGAACACGCGAAAGTAGCCTGAATCTCCGCTCACATTTGTAACTGTTACATATGGAACAGCACCAGTTTCAGGTGCAAAATCAAGAGTAAATGTTGCAGAAGCAGTTGTGTGAGCCCCCGCAGGATTTCTACCATTGCTTAAAACGCCCAAAGCACTTGGCGCAGCCAGACCTACAGAAGCATACTGATAAGCGCCTTTTTCTGTAATATTAATTTCTTTTACTGTTAGACCCTTATCAGTTCTTGGTCGATTACGCTCAACGATCACTTCAAAAGTAGCACTTGTCCCTACTGCGGGAAGAGCATCAGCACCTATCCCACCACTTACGCTAAAAGTATTAGTACCCTCTGTAAACCCAGAAGTAGTTGAGTCAGTGAAGTCAGTACCGTCATTAACATTAAGACTGCCTAAAGTAACTTTCTCAAGAAAAGTGGCCGTTCTAGCTAAAGAAACATCTGCTACGTCATTATCAGCTATGGTAACTAGTTTGCATACAGGTAGAAAAGTATCTCTTTGAGTCATTCTGATTCATCCCCTTCTTCTTCAGTCTCGATATCGTCGAAGTTAATTGAATTAAGAATATCTTCAAAGTTTTTAAAGTCAGCCATAATCTCATCTGATGTTGGAGTTTCTTTTGCTGTATCTTCAACAGGCTCTGAAGTTTCCTCCTGCTCTGTATCTTCTTCAGGCACTTCTGGCATAGCCTCGACCTTAGGTTCTTCATCTACGCGAGGCTCGTCTTCAATTTGAGTTTCGTCATTACGAAGATTTGCTAAATCCTCAGCATCAATATCTCCGTCTTTATCGGTGTCCATTGTTTTTGATTGCTTTTTAGATAGTTTCTTCTTCTTCTTTGGCTTTTTCTCATCAGATTCCTCCTCATCATCAGCAGCCATTTTTAGTTCTTTTTCTTTTTCCTCAGCCTCCTTAGTTCCGCCCTCGATCCCTTTATAGCCTTTTTCTTTATTTTCTAAAATGGAGGCGACTAATTCGTCGATTGAATCAATATTTGAAAACGTTTCTTTTAATGATAAATCATCAATAATAGGATCGGAAAGAAGAACATCAAAATACTCTGCTTTTTCAAAAAGTAATTCAATAAAGTGATTAACATCAATTGATTCAACACCGTTTTTGTTTTTTAACATTTGGCTTGCTTCGGAAAGTACTTCTTTAACTACAGACCCTTTAGGGCTAAGTTTGGAAATAGCCTCAAAGATTAACACTTGGGTATTTAGTAAGCTTTTAAAAGTAGGAATGTCCTTTAAATTTTGAACACTGATTCCATACTTTTCATTTAACATAGAAACGAAAAGTTTTTTTAGTGGCTTCTTTTGCTCAAAAAGTACACTACTGAAAGTCTTAATATCTTTAACACTAACTTTAATACTTTCATTTAGCTCTAAATTACTTGTTAGAGTATCTGTAATTTGACGCTTAGTAGCTAAGGCTAAGTAAGGGACATCACAGATAGCTTCTACAAGGGAACGCAGGATTGTCTCTTCGTTTTCCTCATAAACCAAGGAAGAGAGCTTTGAGACCTTATCATTGTTTAACCAAATTAAATCAAAGTTATTTTTTGACTCAACCAATTCTTTTCTGACTAATTCTTGTTTGCAGATCATCTCATAAATACTATGGTTAACTGTATTAGGGATAGAATAGGAGGACTCATTTAAATCATCTGTAGATAATTTAGGCACATCAAATGCTTGAGCAACAGAGGAGGATAAACGAATCATGTTTTTAACTTCTGGAATTGCCACTAAGTTCTTGTTTTCTTTTAAAAACTCAACAATTTGAGGTGCAATCTCGACCATTTTTTGAAATTCATCACTTTCTATGATCCTATTAGTCCCGTTGAACTTCTGCGACTTTTCGTAAAGTTTTTTCTTAACTGATGAGAATTTAACTCTACTCTCCCAAAGTTGAAGGACTTTGTTAAAGCTAGTATCCGCTTCAACAAAATCCTCTTCGAATATATTATGAATAAAGTTAGATATTTTATAATCTACAAACTCATCAAATTGAGCGTCATCTCTGAATAAATCATCACTTTCAACTTGGATATTAGTTAAAGAAACATTTCCTGTGAAATCATAGTTACCTGCTATAATTTTTCCTTCTTCTGTAATAAAGGTTACTTTATTATCTGAATCATCTATAGAGAAAATTTCTACATTTTCCCTAAGTGACCTTCCCAAATAGTCACATAACTTAACTATATTGGTTACTTTCTTATCTCTATTTTCAAAAATATGATCAAACATTTATTTATTTACTCCTAAGTGCTAACTTTATATACTACAATCAGTTAGCATATTTTTTAAGATTTTGTTATTTTTGACAAAATTCTTTGCCAAGCATTACTTTCTTCTACCCTATAGGGTGTTGTTTTTCTTCGTTTATCTGTAAAACTGATTAGCTCTTTAAATTCTGCGTCTTCCCGTTGAGCTTGTGTGGGAGTGGAAGCTAAACCTCCTGGAGTATTTCCTTGTGGAAGTTCTCCTGCACCTGGTGATATCTGATTAAGCTCTTGTTGCTGGTAAGCAGAGTCTTCCGATTCTTGCTTAAGCTGATTCTTCACAACCTGAATTTCACCTTCACTCATATCATAGTATTCTTTGTAGATGTAATCTTTTGGGAATAACTGTGTTTGTGTTACAGTTTGAATAATTGCTAGTCTAGCTGAATCAATCTCTAACTGTCTCTTGGTGAATCTATCAGAAGGATCAGGTAGCTCAATCCTCAAGCTATTAATTAACGAATTTGGGTAATTTTTCATCACCAAATGTCGTTTAGCTACTAACTCAAGCCCTGTTTCGATATCATGCTGTACTCGCGCAACTGCTCTTGCAAATTTTACATCTAGTTCAGAAAGATTAGCCTTTCTCTCAGGAGCAGCGTCCTTTGTAGAAACCACATAATCTTTAGGTACTTTCAGAGAGGCTAAAAGCTTATCTCTAAAGTAAGAAACATCAGTTACTTCTCCTAAATTCGTAGCTCCTGGCAACGTTTCGATTCTAGTGCCTTGATTTCCTTTAATTGGAACAAAAAAGTCTTCATCTGCAGCTAAAGGGTTGTATCTTGCATCCATACCGTTCCCTCGGTAGTACTTTTCTTTTTTAAATTTTTCTTTTACACGTTCTATAAATAATTCAGCTTTGCTTGAGGGTAAATTTCCAACATCAATGTAAAAAATGCGTCTTTCTGGCGCTCTAGCTAATCGATAAATTAGCATTGCATCTTCCATAAGTCGCAAAGACCTAAAAGTTTGGACACCGTAGGCTGCAACAGACTTACCATATGGGTAAAACTTAGGATCAGAGGTAAATAACCGAAAATGAACAATTTGATTTTTATCAAGTTCAATATACTTACTCTCTTTACTTCCTGTTTCGTCCATTTGTGAGAGTGATGGCTCTAAAGTAGTTTTGCTAGGTATTTGTTGTAGAAAAGTTTTTAAATAACCGTAATCATCTTCTACTCGAATGACATAATTTGGATTTAATACTTTAATTTTCTGAATACCCCTGCTAGGATTATTAATATCCGCAATTAACTCAATAAAACAATCTCCAAATTTTACTGCATTTCTGCATATATCAAAATAGACTCTATCAAGCTCAATTTTTTCAAATAATGAGTTTATTTCATTAACTATTTCTGGGCTTTCTGTCTTTACATGCCATCTTTTTCTTTGTGTATCACGTTGAGTACAATCATCTGCATAAACATCAAACGCAGCACCCACTTCAGGGTACTCATCCATCTTTTCGTAATCTCTATAGCGTGACTTTCTAGTTCGTTCAATCTCCGAGTACACTGGGGTAGCTCGGTTCATGGTAAATGCCAGACCGCCCGACTCTTTTTTCACATCTGAGTTAGGTAGTGTAGTGTCTCCGTTTAAATTCCCCTCTTCTCCCCCTTCAAAATCTTTAGCAACAATACTTTGTGCAGGAGAAGCGAAGAATCTAGCAAAGAACTTGCCTAATGCACCTCTTGGATAGTAATAGGGTCCTTTTGTTCCATAATTGGCCCATGTTGACTGGCCTCCATCTTCATCAAGCTGTTTATTTATTTTATCAACCATGTTAAATCTTCTATTTTTGGCCCCCCGTTAGTTATTATGGGGAATTTAGTTTTATTTTTAGTGTCGGGAGTTAAATTAAAAGCACTTTCGTTACTAAATTCAACTGTATCACTCTCTCGATGTGCTTTTAAAATATGATTAGCTAGACATAAACTCATAATTAGATCATCATGCTTGCCTCTGTCTGCCGTTATTTTCCCTGAGTTACTTATTACAAAAGTATTTAGTTCATTTAAAGTTCTCTTAGAGTTAATTTTTAGAACATTAGTTCTAATACTCTCTTCTAATTCAGTTAAAATAGTATCTCGATTTTTCATCGTGACCTGGAACCCTGCTAAAGACTTTGAATCATGCCATAGATTTTCATATTCATGATCATTATATAATAGATCAATCACATGATTACCTACGGTATTTCTCTCTACGACAATATTAGCAATATTATAATATAGCCCCTCGGTATTTAAAATTTCCGCAAATTCATTAATAGGGGTCTTATTGCTATAAAACTCTGCTACAACTTCTCCATTGTATGCATTGATAATTTGAGCGGCTGAGTAATCTCTGTCTCTACCTAAAGCAGTATCAACACCAATAATATATTCATAATAAGGCTCAGGATCTTTCCATACCCGCATTCTATTATTATATTTTATATAATATTCGTCATTTACACACTCTGCTAAATGAGATAATAAAGAGCCATCTAAAAAGGTATCACCTGTTCCCAAAAATTCACATTCATACTCTTGTAGCCACTGTTTACGCGGCATGTTTGATTTTGTTACCTTTTCCCAATCTTCAATATGAAATGGAGGGGTTCTATGTTCCATCTCCTCATAAATATATTCAAAATTAGGGTTTCTAAAGTATTCAGGGTGTTCTTGCCATCGAATATCAATAGCATTAAAGGAATTTGCTTTTTCTATGGCCCTTGTGTATGTCTCGTAAAACCAATTCCCTAAACCATTAACTGTCGAAAGAATAAATGCTCTACCTCCTGTTGAAATAATTGGATAAACAGCAGCCCAAATGGTATCAATAGCTTCAACGAACGCTGCTTCGTCAATAATTAAAAATGATCCCGCTAAAGATCTACCTGACTGTTTTCCTGAAGGCCTTGATTTTATAACAGACCTATTTTTTAATTTAAGAGTGTGCTTGTTATCTTCAGATATCCCAGGCTGCAAGAAAGCAGGTAGCTCTTCATACATTACTTTAATTCTGTCCAAAACTTCAGTAGCTTCAGTGTCTCCCTTAGATAAAATAATGATTGATTGATCCCGCTTAAACACTGCTAACCATAATGAATATGCGGAAGCAATAGTGGTACATCCCGCCTGTCTAAATTTTCTTAATATATTGAAACGATTCTGCTCAATTTCTGTAACAATCTTTTGTTGGAAGGGGTATAATTTAAAGGGCACTAAACCTCTTACTGGGTGTGTTACTTTAACATAATTGCTCATAAAGTAGATCGGATCTTCTTTACACCTCTTAAATTCGTCTAAAACTGTTTTTTCCATGAAAATTTATTCCTTAACTTGTACCCGTGGGGAACTTTCTCCCACCACTACTAAACTATTAGAGTTCTTTAAATCTTGCGACATAGAATCAAAATTATTAATAGGGGAGCATTCTATATTTAGAGCATACGAAAAAGGAATAGAAGATGTAAATGCAGATCCTGAAGATATCATAATTTTATGTCATGACGATATTGAAGTACTAACTCGCCCAGAGGTATTTACCCAACTACTCAAAGAAAAGTTGTCACAATCTGACACAGGATTTGTTGGCGCAGCGGGAACAAGACATTTTGCCAAGAGCGGTGTGTGGTGGGATATGGAGCAATGGAAAGCAGGGTCACACAGTGGTTATGTATTTCATGGAAAAGATATAAGCACTATGGACGCTACTTTTTTTGGTCAACTAGGTGAAGTTGTCGTAATGGATGGTGTATTCTTAGCTGCGACAAAAAGAACGCTTGACTCAATACAGCTTACACAGCCTAAGAAGTTCGTAGGTAGATGGGACTTTTATGACATCTTCTATACTTTTCAAACATTTTTAAAAGGAAAGAAAAATTATACAATCCCAATTCAATTAAGGCATGAATCTATAGGAGAACTAGCAGGAAGAGATTCCTGGCATAGAAATAGGGAAGCTTTCTTAAAACAATACGGGAAACACCTACCTGCTAAGATAGTTTAGTTTGAGACTTTGGTTTTGGCGCAGTTTCTATAGCACCCTGACCGCTTTCCCTTCCACCACTGATCAGCTTCAGGGTGCTCGCCTTGAGAGCATCTCTCTCAGGCCCATCGGGCATAGTTTTAATTTTTGCAACATTTTTAGAAATAGCTGCATGGCGATCTTCGCCCTTTTTCTCTAAGATAACCGTATAAAGTTTGTTTTTCCAATTCATGTCATTATTATATAGTAGAATAGCCAAACAAAAACTCCCCCTAAAACACAGGAATTAGGGGGAGTCAGCGAAGTTCCAACACGAAAAGCGTAAACACTTCGGAGTTGGTCTATTTAGTCTGCTTGCCAGGTCCAAAGAAGTTCGGAGGTAGAATGGACTTTGTGGCTTTATCTTTAGTTTTCTTAGCGGATTCTATTTCACTCCGTAAAGTTCCTATCCTCCTAGCTATACTGATTGGCGTTCTTGGTTCCTCTGCAGCTAATCTCGCATCAATGTCCGTTCCTGTTAAGTTAGCGCCTCTAATATCAGGAACCTTTGGAGCAGGAGCAGGAGCAGGAGCAGGAGCAGCAGTAGGAGCTTTTTCTGGGGTAGTCGTGCTACCCTTAGCTGGAGTCTTTTGTTGTCTTTCCTTTCTTAGCTTATCTCGAACTATTCCTGTAGTTTTTTTAGAACTAAAGGAACCAAACACACCTTCCTCTACTTTATCTAAACACCTATCATATCGGCGTTTAGCTCCTTTACTCCAAGTGCTTCTTTTAGTGGTTCCTGCGGTCTTGG